TTTTAACTGTTGTTTTAGCGTTATGTTGAAACATTTTTAGTCCACCCTTAAATTCTAACCTTATGTTTTTTTCTGGAACAAAGAAATCACAACCAATCTCATCAATATATTTAATTTTATGGTTTGAAAACCTATAAATCGCATAATGAACCAATGTTGATTTCAGAAATCTTCCAGCAAAATCATTATATTTGTTTTTGTAAGAAACCATAACACTCATAACTTTATTCCATTGGACATTATCTTTTAGATATGATGTTATCTCATATTCATGACCAAACAAAGTTGTAATCACATTATTAATAGGATATGTTTTTACTTGTCTATAATTTATCATATATACTCACAGTTAGCCATCAATTCAGTTAAACAGGCAACTAGATTGATTTCAGGATCAGCTACAAATGCGTTCTTATATTGATAGTCAGCTATAATTAAAACTGCTCGTGGTACAAAATGTGGTTTCATAACTTCATATAAAGCATCATATATTTGGCGAAACACCATATTAGCATCTAACCCAGCTGTAGCCACCCATTTACGAATAGCATAGTAATTTTTTGCTTTAATATACTTAATGACTTCATCGATCTGAACATTTTCAATTTGAGATAAAATACCTACATCAATTTTACCAAACTGGCTGTATCTTTGTAACTCATTTAACACCCTACGAAAATCTGGAAAGTGTTTCTTAATTACTTCAGCAATTACTTTATCATCATATATTACTTCTTCAGATTCTAATATGCCTTGAATTTTCTTAAAGAATTGAGATGCCATAGAGGACTTCTCATCACCTTTAAGACTGAAGTCAATAACAGCACATCTCGAATGAAGTGGTTGTATTAGTTTAGATTTATAATTACATGTAAAGATGAATGAACAATTAGCTGCGAATTCTTCTATCGCACTACGAAGAGCTGGTTGAGTTGAGTTTGCTTGTAGATAATCTGCTTCGTCTATAATAATGACTTTACGGCCACCAGTAAGTGACATTGATGAAGCATAGCTTTTGATTTTGGTTCTGAATATGTCAATACCTGATTCATCTGAACCATTAATGACCATATAATCACAACCAATTTCTTCACACATAGCCTTAGCGACAGTTGTTTTACCAACACCCGCACCACCAGCAAGTAGAAGATTAGGAATACTGCTTTGATTAACATACTCCTGAAATGGTTTCTTCAACCGTTCAGGCAATATGCAGTCTTCTATTCTTTTAGGACGATATTTTTCCGTCCATAATAAATGTTCCATTTACACACCTCATAATATAAAATATAAAATTAATCTTCATTCAATTTAGCAAGCACATCAAGATATGAATCTTTAACTTGCCAGGTGTTACCTGAAACACTAAAAATGTTTGTCATGCGCTCTTCATCACCAGTATCTGGATTAATACTCATTGTTTCAAATACTGACATGACATGATTTGGGTTAATTGCAATAGAGTTTGAGGCATTACCACCAAAGGCGTTTTGAAAAATCTTAACAGCCATGATTAACTACCTTTCTCAAATTTAGAACCTTGCTCTGTTGAAATCCAATATTGTAATGGAATGTTTTTATGTTTAAAATGTGAAATACCTTTAGAGGTAATCTTAACACTATAACTACCGTTTAATAGTTTGGACAGATTCTCTGTTTTAAAAATCATACGATACTTATCACCATTACCTTTAGCAATCTCAAGGGCATCGGTATGGGCAGCATCATTAGCTAAATCTAAAGTAACAGCCTTAACAGATAAACCATCAGATTCAAATGCAATCTGTGGTGAAACTAATACGACTGCGGATCTCATAATCCAATCAAAATCTGCTTCAGATAATTCTAATGAGATTTCACATTCAGGCAATACAATATCTTTTTCTGGTGGTATTACTAACATGGCTGGTTCACAAAAGCGATACTTGGTCTTACTACGACCGCCATTACCAACAATTACAACATGCTTTTCATCAAACTCAAATGACGGATTATCTTTGTGTAAAGATACCGCAGATAAGAAGTTGTTTAAGTCATACACACCAAAGTTAGCAGGAATTTCTTCAGTAATATCTACTTGAGCTAAAATATTTTTATGTGAAGAAACTGTTTTAAGAGTTTTGCCTTTTTTAAAGTGAATACCAGGATTAATGGCACCAAAATTCTTTAATATAGCAAATGTTTCGTTTGATAATTTCATATACTTTCACCTTTTCTAATAATAACAAAATCATTATAAATCATTTTTGAATAAATTGCAAGAGGTCATCTACTTTATTGCCAAGTTCTTCTAAAGTGCCTTCGTTCTCTATTACATAATCAAACTTTGAACCCACCCAATCTGTTTCTGACTGGTGAATACCTTTTTGTTTCAACCTCTCTTTTGCTAATGCCCATCCAATATGGCGGTCACCCTTGTTAAATGTAATAGCATCTTGATACCAATCTGGTTCAGGCCCTCGTTTAACACGAACAATGATACCATTATGCTTATGAATAAACTTTAACTCATTCTTAAAACGAACATCGGTAATGACCACATTCTTATCACCCGCTCGTTTCAATAGTGAATTAATCCATATATCTTTATGAAAAACATTACGACCCGCTTCGGTGCCCAATAATTGAAGTGCTAATCTAGGCGAAAATTCTTTACCTGTCTTCTCACTCCAAAATTCATCAGGTTGTTCTCGCCATTGTCTAGAGGCTTCAGTATTGCCTTCCAATAAATCACGAGGCCAACCAAACATGATAGAGCAGGCATCTTTCAAAGGTCTAGCAAAACTATCTTTGATAAAACCTTTTTGCTCTAATAAATCACCAACGGAGCCTTTACCTGAACCAATAAACCCAACCACACCAATAAACATTACAATTTACCTGTATATTGTGCAACCTTTGGCATATCTCCTGTAAAGGCATAAGTGCCAATATGTTGCGTCTTCATCCATGGGCATAAGAAAATTTGACCACCAATTTTACGCCACATTTGACAAAACATATAGTCTTCTGATAGATACCGTTCTGAACCGCCACCAGTAATTGAATCTTTACTATCAATCACAGTATCAAAGTAGGCATGGATATAACGAGAACCATCAAAGTTAGCTTGACCTACATGGTCTGGTTTGTATTGAATCAATGGATAAGCTTCTTTCATCTTATCAAATACATGGCGTTTCACCATCATGTGACCAGTACCAATTTCTAATACTTCTAATGGGTCAGTCACCTGAAATTGTTTTGTGCCTTTTACCACATTAAATACATATTCACCAACCAATGTTTCTAATTCTTTTGGTTCCAAATCAGGATGATTTCGTGCAGCTTGTGCTACATTAGCCCAATTGATAGATTTTTTAGGGTAAGGACCACCAATAACATCTTTATCAAGCGCCATTAAAGCGATGATGTCTTGTGGTGAATAATGAATATCTGAATCAATGAATAGTAGGTGTGTAAAACCTGAGCGTAAGAATTCATCTACTAGGTAATTTCTTGCTCGTGTAATAAGCGATTCGTTGAATAGAAATGAAAACTTGGTTTCAATCCCATATTTTGACATGGTTGTTTGTAAGTCTAGGCATGATTTAACATATAGACCGTGTGCCATACCACCATACATTGGTGTTGCCACAAACAATTTATTCTTTTTTAATTCTTCAATCTTAACTTGAATTTCCATGATAAGTCCATTTTAATAATAAAAAAAAGGTGTGACACCTATATGTATCACACCTCTTTTGTGGTTCCTAAATTATTTTAGGCAAATGCTCTTTCACCTTGTTGGCGAATAGCGGCGATACCAGCTGCAACCATACGCTTCGTTGGCGCACCTAAACGGTAAAATGAAACTTTATCACCGTTAGCATTAATGCGTGTGTTCAAATAGATAGCATGACCATCATTTCGCAACTCATTGATTGTTGCTGATGGGTTTGCAACACCAAAAACAGATTGCATTTTAGCTGCTGTTAATGTATTGTAACCGCTTTCTTTTGAAAGATACGCAAGGATTTTTGATTTTACAGAATTAGATTGTCTTTTTGACATCTTTTTTTCTCCATAATATGAATCACTCTTAAATAAAATTGATTGAGAGGTGATTCTTCTCTCAATTTGAGTATTAACTATATCAAAAAATTTAAACATTGTCAAGCCCTTTCAAGGTAAACATTATAAAAAAGACCCATTGTTACCAACGGGTCAAGTGCCGAACTACTACTAAAACGAATTAGCAACCGTGTCATCAGGACGGGAAGCCTCTTCAACTACTTCAGGCGCTGGTGCCATAATTTCTTCAACTGAAGCACCTGCGTCAACTTTGGTATAAAGGTCTATAAATGATGTTTTGGTGTCATCATCAAACCTATTCAAACATAATTCAATCGCTTTCATTTTGTCACCAAAGATGCCAAATGTTTCTACGATATGGACTAATCTACGGGTAGAAATCACTTCATCGCAACCACCTTCATCAAAAGTTTGGCGAATGACTGTTGCCCACGTTACAAGTTTTTCGGCAAAATCATCGTCAACCTTATTGACTGATTCTAACTCTTTTTTGATAATCTTTTTCTCGGTGGCAACTGGTGGCCAATCCTGTTCGTAGGTGTTACGGAAACGCTCAAGGAACGCTTCATTCAAAACATTGGTAAACATATAACGACCATCTTCTGAACCTTTACCTTTGGTATTAGCGGTTGCAAATACTGTAAAGCCTTCAGCTGGTGTAATCAATTCACCTTTCTTTTTAAGTAAGAAAGGTTTACCTTCAAGCACCCGTTGCAAGCAAGATAGATTTTGAGCGCCATAGTCAATCTCATCGACACACAAAACAGCGCCTTGACGAGCGGCAGTGGTCACAGGACCATCTCGCCATTCCATTTCACCATTGATTAAAACATAGTTACCAAGGAGGTCACTCTCATCGGTTTCTGGTGTCATGGATACCAATACAAATTTTCTTTTAAGTTTGGCACAAGCCTGTTCAATGGACATTGTTTTACCATTACCAGAATGGCCTGTCACAAAAACTGGAAAGAATCGTTTGGATTCTACGATAGAAGCTACATCATCAAAATTACCAAACGGTACATAATTTTTATAAGTTTTTGGAACTAAATCAGAGATATCCAATTCAGTAGTGACATTGGCAATACGGTTATTAGATTCCTCTCGTTTCCTGACGATTGGAACGATTTGGGCCTGTAATTCAGGCAACGGTTCAGATTGGACATTGGATGTGCCTATAGCGTTTGGAACACGATAGAGACCACGACCAATACGATTGGAATCGTCTTTGGTGAACCATTGGACATTGGTTAGACCTATGCCCTTCATAATGTCTTTAATTTCACTTTTGGTGACTTCCTGTTTACCTGTAGCCTTTAGGGTATCAATAAACTTGTCACGCAATTCGGCACGATTGCTACTCATAATATAAAACTCCTTTTTTTATTTTGTATATCCATTATAACACAAAATCAACCACTTGTCAAGAGCTAAATGCCCTTATAAATCAATAGCTTAGCAAATCCCTTATAAATCAAGAGCTTAGGCAGCGATGCCCTCAATGAATTTAGACACCACGATTCTATTTACTTGGCGCTTTTTATTAAATTTCATAAAGGCATTTTTTAATTTATTGGTTGTCACTTTACCTTCAATTTCAATTTCATCAATTTCGGTATTCAAATCTTTACCACCAAGAATGAAAAAGAATTTATTAAAACCAGGATTGTGTGATACCAAAGCTTTGTTTGTTTTCAATTCTTTAGATAATTGTGTAACTTTTTCCCAATGTAAAACTCTATTAGTAAATAATGTGCCATTTTTATCATAATACTTATTAGCGATAGCACCTTGTAAATTA